CGACCCCCACGGCCGTGGGGGTCGGCGTTGTCGTCAGTGTGAATGTCGGTGTTGGAACGACGAACGTGGCCGCGGCGACGGTGGGTGTTGCGTTCGTGCCGCCCGCGGCCGCTTTGAATGACGCGATGCCGACCGACAGAACCGCCGAACCGGTCGCCCACGCCGGGTTAGTCGCTACGGCCGTGTTCTGAATCCGGTATGCCAGCCCAATACCGTGGGGCACGCCGCCAGCGTCAGCTACTTGCGCGGTCGCGCTGAAACCACCGCCGATGTACGGGAGACCCGAACCGCCTTGCACGGATACACCGCAAACGACTAGCTCGTTGCCTTGGGTCGGCGTGATCGACCCGGGCCGACCATCCGAGGCACCACCGCTTCCGCCGTTCTGCTGATCGAACGGTGACGTGGTCGTGACACCCGAAAACGCTTGAACGGCGCACCGCGACCAACCGTCAAACGAAAACGTGTGACCTGAGCCAACGGTCGGGTTTGCCGCGTAGTAAAGCTGAAGACCGGGAGCGGTGCCCGTCCACGCCGTTAGCGGCGTCCACGTGTTGCCTTTGGAATCGGCAAGGTTTGACCATGAAAATTTGTCGGTCACACATATGACCAACAGTGACGCGCCGGTCGTGTTGAGCGCGCTTGACGTATTGGTGCCTGACGTGCCCGCCCACGTTGTGCCGGTGACGTAGGCAATAGGTGACGGCGCGGTGCGTGCCGCCATGAATGACGCAATGGTGAGCGACCCAACGTTTGTGTCGTTGTTCGCCCACAACGGATTGGTCGCGGTCGCGGTCGTCTGAACCGCGTATGCAAGCGAGCAACCCTCAGGGCCGCCACCTTGCGGGGAGTTAATGACGGTGTAGCCCGAGACGGTGAAGTTGCTCACCTGATTAATCAGGCTTGCCCCGGCAACGACTAGCTCACCGTCAAGGCTAGGCGTGATCGAGCCCGGTTGTACGGGCGAGACCGCACCGCCACTTGTGCCGTTCTGCTCGTCAAATGGCTGGACAGTGTCGGCACCTGACCATGCGGTGACAACGATCCGCGCCCACGCGTTAATCGAAAACGTGTGACCGGTGCCGACCGTCGGATTGACCGCGTAGAACAGTCGATGCTCAGGGGCAGAGGTTTGATCGGTGAGCGGTAGCCAGGTGTTCGATTTTGAGTCGGTAATGGTCGGGTTGTTGTGGGCGGCGATAACGATGAGCGTTGCGCCGGTCGTGTCTATCGCCGCCGAGGTGCCCGATGTCGTGTTGGCGTAGATGACCGAATTGACCAGGGCAATCGCCAACGGTCAGCCTCCCGTCTAGTTAGCTCTGGCCAGCCGACAGGTTTAGAACGGTGTCGCCGTGAAGATGCCCGCCGCATCCCACACGATCGTGAGCACGCCCGACGTCACGGAGAAGTCAGCGCCGAACGTGACACCGAGAATCGCCGGCTTCGCCACCGGCGTCGCAATCGTGTCGTCATAGATGAGACACCCACGCGCGTTGGTGATCGTCTGCGAACCCCAAGCGGTGTCGTTCGCGTCAAACTTCAGCGTGCCCGTCGTGACACTGAACGCCTGCGAGGCGAGCGCGATGCCGCCCGACGGCGTGCCAACCTCGTTCGCGTTCCACGGCGCCGCCGCGTAGGCGGTGTTCGTGTCATAGTTCGGGGTCGTCATAGCGTTCGTGAACAGCGCGACCTTGATCGAGTCGGCCACGAAGTCGACGGCCGTGTCATTCATCAACACGTCACGCCACGTCAGATAGAAGAAGCCGCTCGCAGTGAACGTCATGGGTCAGCCTTCCTTGGTTTGTGCGGAGATCCGCGTTGCTGGTGGCGTGATGAACGCGTCGACGTGGCCGTCTTTGTGCTCGACCTGACGGCCGGCAACACGCCCGCCGCCACGGTCATCGTCGTGGAGAACCGTCGTCTTGGTGGCGTTCGGCCTCGAGCCTTTCGGCTGGAACTGCAAGCCGAGCAGCTTCGCCCGGTACGCCTTCGCTTCGTCCGATGCCATCTAGTTCCCTCCGTCGAGCGCGTGAAGTCGAGCGTTGACCTTCTGACACCAAGCCAGCTCCTCGGCGTTGAACGTCGTCGGGCAGGCCGGCGCCGTGGTCGTCGTGGTCGGAGCCACGGTCGTCGTGGTGGGCAGCGTTGTCGTCGGTGCGGTGGTTGTAGCGGCCACCGTTGTCGTGGGCGCCACGGTCGTCGTGGGAGCGGCTGTCGTGGTCGAGCTCGGCGGCGGGCCGCCCGTCGCCGTGAAGACCTGCACGTTGTCCCAGTGCCAGGTGAGCGCGTTCGGGTCGTAATAGTTGCGCTTCGGCCCGTCGTACTCGGCGTCATGGAACACGACCCGGCGAGCATCCTGCGGAATCTGCCCGGAGATCATGTAGGTGAAGACACCATCGGGCCGAGCGTTCGTGATCCTGATTTGCGAGGCGTTCGCGTTCTCGATGCAGGTCTGGTAGCGGGTCGCCTTGTCGGTGACGATCGTGGGGGTGCCGTTGCCGTTGGCGATACCGCCGACACCCGGCCAGCCGACACCCTGAGCGGTCACGGTGTCCTGATTCTGGAACCACTCGAAGATCGAGCCCGAGTCGACGACGAGGCCGGCGAGGTTGCCGCTCTGAGGTTGGAGGCCGGTGTTCGGACCGACCGCACTATTGCCGCCCGTCGCCTGCGGGCGGAAGTCAGGTTTCGTGTAGCCGAGGTCGAAGCCGCCCGTCCCCCGAGCCGTGTTCGGCGCAATGTTCGTGCCGGTCAGATGGGTGCCGGACGGGTACCTGGTGGCGTCGGCGTGGTCGACGAACTGCACCTCGGTCCACTTGCCGCCCTCGGTCGTCTCGTTGATGTCCCAGCAGACCTTGGTGATGCCGGTGAACTCGGGCTGCGGGCTGAACCACAGGTGGTTGTAGCCGAGCGTGTCGAGCCCGGTCATCATGTGGCCGGTCGAGGCGCCGCCGGGCGCGCACCACCAGAAGAGCTGTGAGAAGTCGATGACCGGGAACTGGTTGGCGTTCGTCCAGGTCTCGCCGGTGATGTAGACGGGCCGCGAGGTCGTCGGCGCGCCGCACGAGAGGTCATGATCACCCTGGTAGTGCGGGGTCTCGTCGGCCGACTCGAGAACCGCGGTGTTCGGGTCGCCACGTCCCGCGATCGTGCCGCCCGACAGTCCATAGTCAAAACGGCCGTAGAAATCGGCGGGCGTGTCGAACGTCGCCGAGAAGGCGGGCACCGACGGGTCAGCCGAGCTCGAGGTCGACGACGAAAGGTTCACCACCGCCGCGCCGCCGAGGATGAGACCGGTGGTGACCATGAGTGCGGTGAGTCGTTTGTTCATTGCGGCGTTCTCCAATCATTGGGCCGCCGCCGAGGGCTAGAGCTGCGGGGTTATGCGCTGAGCCAGATCGCGGACAGCGACGGATACGAAGCCGTAACGACAGTCGACGCCGAACCAGGGGTAGAACCTGTGACCACGAGCGTGATCGCGTCGGCCACCGACAATGACTGCAGCGTCGTCGCCGCGAACGAGAGATCGTGAGTGCCGGTGGCCATCGGCTGCTTCTCCGCGACCACCGCCGTGCCGTTCACCCTGATCTCGATGCTCGTATCGCTCGAGCCGGCACCGTTCGGGGTCGTGAAACGAAGACCGGCGTTCAACAGATATTTCCCCGCATACGAGGCGGGGACGATGATCGTGTTCGCCGTCGACGTCGTCATGCCGTTGTTGAAGTCGACAGTGTCCAATGTGATCGTCGCCGTAAACGGGCCACCACCAAACGACTGCGACGCCGTCCGGTAAATGCGACAGCCGACACGGCCGGTGATGCTGCGGAAGTTGCTTTCATGTGTCGTGAACCATGACGCCGGGGCGATACCACCCGAGCTCGGCGTGTGGATGCTGTCAGGGTCCACGTAGGTGACGACAGGCAAGGTCAGCTCCCGCTATACAGCCAGTGGGCGTAGAACCGAGAAGCGACCGCCGTCGACCGTGTCTGCCCGGCCGTGCCAGTCACCCACGTCTCGACATAGTCGCCGACAGCGAGCACGACGATCACCTGCAGGCACGTCTGAACGTCGGCGATAGTGCTGTTCGAGGACGACGTGACATGCGCGGGCCGAGACCCGCCGTTCAGACCGATGTAGATCTGGGTTGGACTTCCGCCTCCTCCGGTTGTCCGGATCGACGCCCCGAGAAGCCACAGGCCACCCCACCCCGACGGAACCGTGATGCGGCTGTTGTTCGTGACGTTGTCGTGGCAGCCGTTCACGTCGTACAGCTCCGTCGCCCACGGGAGCACGATGTCGGAACCATTGACGGACGTGCCGACCACCGAGGTCAGATGACAGCCGGCCTTCGCACCGCGGAGAAAGTTGAACGAAGCATCAACCGCGGTGCCCCAGCCATGCGGGGCGACCAGGCCGGTCGCTGCGTTCTGTGCGCTGTTCGGATCGGAGAACGCCATCTATGGCCTCTCGCCAAGCCATACCGCCCACAGGAGGCACAGCCGTTGCGTCGGGTCAGCGATGGAAACCGATGCGAGCATGCTGAGCGATGCTGTCGCGGATGTCTGCTCGACGACGCCGGAGGTGTGCAATGCGATAGTCGCGGCACCACCGGAATCGTCGTTCACGTATTCGGCCGAGTACACGGGCCAGTCGGAATGCAAAATGTTCAATGTCGACGCGGTCGCCGCGGTAAGCCCGGCCTGACCGCCGACCAGCCAAAGGCCGGTCTTCTTCAGGGTGACGATGCCAGTCGTCGTGTCGAGCGTGATGCTGCCCTCGGCCAGCGACGTCGCCGACTGCGCGATCGACGTCAGGATAACCGTCGAGGTCGACGTGATGGTCTGTGTCGTGGACCGTTGCGCCCGAAACCACCAGCCGTCATACAGGGCGACGAGGTTGTCACGGATCTGGTCGCCGAGCGACGCACCAACGACAGCGTTCGTGACCATCGACGCCAACGGCATGACGTTCGTGATCGGGTCATAGACCGGCATCGGTCACGCCCAGATCGCCGACGGTGTGCCCGTCGTCCATTTACTCACGCCCATCTGCCAATACTTCAGACCGGCCGACGTCTCAGGGGACTGCGACAGCATGAACGTCGACTCCCACGTAGCAAGACCGATCCTGTGCGCCACGCTTTCGACGATGACGTCCTGGCTGATCGCGCTGCCCACATTCTGCGGTCGCCGCTTCAGCGTCCACCGCGTACCGACCTGCGCGGCCAGGATGACCGGGAACAGCGACGAAGATGGGCCTCGCGGATCTCGGGGGTTCACCGTCACCTGATCCACGCGCAACACCGCGTCCTTGTAGCGGGCCACAACCCACTCGACCGTGTTCTGCATCACGTCACTGTTGTAGACCTGCGACGTACCCAACGCACGATTCGACTCGCCGTAGGCGGAGATCGAGGTCGTATCCGACACGTCATATGTCGTTGACGTCGCGAGCGGGCCGACCGTCGCCGTCGCAGTGCAACGGTTGAATATCTGCGCGTCATCGAACGTCGGCGTGAGGTCCGCATAGGGGAGCTCGCCGGCAGCATCACCGAACGTCGCCGAGGCGGTCAGGTTGTTCCCGAGCTGCCAGCGGTGCCCGCGGTAGGTGAACTTCCCGTCGGGCGTGATGAACAGCTGGCCGAGGTCGCCATTGGCTGCCGCATACATCTCCGACTGTACCGTCTGACCGTTCGGGACGAGTGCGATCAGCGTCGGGCTGTCAGCGTCGAGCGTGCGGTCAGCGGCGGGCCATGCCGCATAGTCGAGGAGTCGGCCGATGCGCGCGGCGACAGTATCCTGCGCACCCACCGCGACACCCGTGATCGGCAACCGTGCGCGGGACAGGATCTTGAATCCGTCCGTTGCATTGACGTTGCAGATGGCGAGCGTGTTCGACAGTTCGTAAGTCGTCGGCCACCCGTCCACATAGCCACACCACAAGTCGTACGTGACCGCCGAGTAGGTGGCACGCACCCGGATCTTCTTACGGGGCAGAACGTTCGGGTAATAGGCGCCGCTCGAGTACAACGGGTCGAAGCGACGATCGGAGTTGTTGAGTGTGAGCCGCAACGTCCCCGGCGCGAACTGGTCGAGCCCCGTCGCCCGCCCGCCTTGGATCAGGTCGATGCCCATCACGTACGCGCTGATGTCCGTCCATGTCGACGTCACCGCGAGTGGTGCCGTGCTGAACGCACACTCGACGGTCAGCGTGACCGAGTCGAACCAGGCGACACTCATGCCGGCGTGCGAACGTTGATCGGCACGCCGCCATAGGTGCGGTCGATCTGCTGCAAGACATCAACCAGCCCGCGCGGATCGGGAACGGTAACCGTGGCGATGTTGATGACGGTCCCCTGCTGCGCGGCTGGGCTTTGGAATTGGTCGCCGGTGAACCCGCCAACATGGCTGCCGCTGCTTCCGAATCCGCCAGAGCTCCCGCCTAGCCGCTGGATCTCCTCATAGATGCGGGTCCACTCGTTGGAGAACTGCTCGAACTGCCCGAGCCGGGCTTGCAAGATCGCGATGTAGTCGCCGGTCGAGATGGCCCCGACCTCGAACATGTTATCTTGGATCTCCTGCATGTGGTTCGCGGCGTCCTGAGCATCTTTGATCTTCTGATCGGAGATCTGCTTGAGCCGTCGAGCTTCGTCTTCGGCGTCCTTGACGTTCTTGTCCTGGTACGCCTTCGTGGTGTCGTTGAGCTTCTTCTGAATCGCGGTCCACTCGTCGGAACCCTTGACCGCACCGTCTAGCCGCTTCTCGAGGATCGCCTTGTACTGATCGAACGACAGGGTGTCGTTCTTGTACATGTCGTCTTCGATCTCCCGCATGTTGTCGCGGTAGTTCGCCCAGCTCTTGAGCGTCTCGGCGATCGCCTTGTCGTCGGCTTCCTTCTTCTTCTCGAGCAGCGACTTCCCGCCACCGCCACCACCACCACCACCGCCGGTAGGCGCGTTCGAGAGCCCCTCGAAGAACGCCTTCTGTGCATTGATGACATCCATGACGCCGTTCGTGGACGAACCAGGAACGCCGAGCGTCACGTCGGTACGAATCGGACCACCAGTACCCCGCGAGCCGACCAAACCCGTCGAACCGAGACCGGTATTACCGGTCGCGCCAGCAGCCCCGCCACCGCCACCGCCGGAGAAACCGGAGATGCCACCGCCACCGCCACCGCCACCGCCGAAGATCTTCGGAAGGTTCGCTTCCCAGCCGAGCGCCCAGGTGAGAAACCCGCCGGCCTTGCTCTTCAGATTGTCGAGCTGGCTGATGACACCACCGATAGCGGGCACCGTGGTGTTCGACATGAAATCGGCCCACGAAGCGAACGCGGGCAGCAGCTCGTTGCCGATCTGCTCTTGCAGATCCTTGAACTTCGCCGACAGGATCGCCATCTTGCCGGCGGCGGTGTCGGCCGCTGCGGCCGTCGCGCCGCCGAACGTCTCGTTCGCGTTCTGCACGACCTGGTCGAACGACAGGACGTTGCCCTCAGTGTCCTTGTACTGGATGCCGAGGCGGCCGAGCGCGCCGATGTTGCCGTCATGCGCTTTCGCCAACGCGACGCTGACCGTCGTAAGATCGAGCCCACGCGCGGTCGAGATGTCCATCGCCGTCGACAGCAGATCGTGCGCGCTGGCTACATCATGCGTCGAGGCGAGCAGCGGAACGAGCGCATCGCGGATCTGGGAATCGACCACGCCGGTGGCGTTCTGGGTGGACGTGATCCACTTCTCGTTCGCCGCGATCTGCTCGTTCGTCGCACCGACCGTGTCGCGCAACGTCTGAGCGAGAATCGTCTGTTCTCGCGTGTCCTCCATCGCGGCCTGCGCCGACGACTTCAAAAACTGATACGCAGCACCAGCGGCGATAGTGACCGAGGCATAGCCAGCGATCGCGGTCCCGAAGGACTTCCCGACATCGCCCATCGGGTCGAAGCCTTGGAACTTCGAGCGGATACCCGACTGGAAGCTGTTGAGGTCGTTCTCGGCTTGCTTCGTCGACCGTGACAGCGACGACGTGTCGCCGATGAACTTGACGACGAGCTCGCGCGCCGAGGCCATCAGTACAACCCCCTCATTTCACGTTCGAGCTTTGCGGTCAACATCTGGACGAACTCCACATAGACATCGAAGTCCATCGCCCCGATCTGCTCGAGCGTCATTCCTGATTCGACGGCTGCTCGGATGGCTCCTCTGGTGACGGCTCCAAGTCTTTTGGGGCCTGCTCCTTGGGGGGTTCGGGCAAGTCTTTGACAAGCGGCCAGAACTCCTCGAACGTGCCAGGGAACCGGCCGTCACGGTTGCAGACCGACCAGCAGAGAAACGCCCAATGCTCGAGGCGAGGCGAGGCGGTCATCGCGTCGATGTTGTACTGCCGCTCAAACGCGATGAAATCGGCGACGATGATGTCGCAGTCGAACTTGCGGCCGTCGGTGAGAACCACGGTCTTACCGATCAATGGAACCCCGAATCTCTGGCCGCCTTGTCGACTGCCCTACCGGCAGCCTCGACGATCTGTGCGTTGTGATCTTCGATGGCCGGGTAGAGGAACCGGCCACCCTTCGGGCCGGCGCCGCTACCGGTCCACGGGCCGACCGTGCGCGCGTTGCCGGTGACCGGTTTCCTCGAGCCGAAGTCCAGCCATTGCATGTAGGGCGCGTACCGTCCACCCTCGGCGATGGATGCGCCGGTGAGGCTTCCCTTCGACACAATGGATGAGATCGCGTCACCCGACTTCGACGGCACCTTGCGGGCTGCCGCCTGTGCGACCATCTCCGCAACCGCTTTCATTTCGCCCGCGAACTGCTTCTGTACGTCCTCGGGCATGTTCTTGATGTCGCGAGCGAAGTCCGCCCAGCCGACAATCTCGACAGACATCAGCCGTACACTCCCCGCATGATCTTCGCGCTGGTACCACTACTAGCTGTCGCCATGAGACTCGAGGCTTTCGCTTTCTTGCTGCTCGCCTGGGGGCTCTAGGCGATGAGGTGCGCCCACTTGCCGGTGACCTGCAAACCCACCTTCACCTCCATCACCTCGCCCGTCGCCGCCGTCATGAAGTCGAACGAGGTCATGAACGCGGCGAACACCAGCGACGGGTTCGTCGCCGACCGCGCGCCGTTCACCGGCTGCACATCCCAGTAGGTCAACGTCTTCGCGAGCGTGACTGCCGACAGCGTCGCGTAAGGACCGCCCGCGGCGTAGTCCTGGAAGAACGTGATCGAGCCTTGCATCGCCGCCATCCCCGCGACGTAATTTCGGAAGCCCCCCGAGCCGAACCCGCTCGCGTCCAGGGCCTCGAACGCCTCTGGCGTCGACAGCGACTTACCCCAGAACGAGATATCGGTCGAGCTCGTGATCGTGCCCGCCACGGTCTGCGTCCCCGGCGGGCCGGGAGCCGTGCCAGTCCACGCTGTGCCGAACAGGACCTTGCCTTGTGTGAGTGCTTGGACTGCCATTGGTTCCCCTTGCTAGACGTTCTGGACGATGCCGGCGTTAACGGCGAACATGAACGAACCGGCCGTGATCGTCCAGTCCGCGCGGATGTGTGTTTCGGTAGAGATGTTCACGGGGACAAGGAACTTCATCTCACCCATCGCCACCGGGCCGGTCGTCGCGGTAAACGTGATGCGAGTCGTCGGTGTCGTGAACCCGGCGTTGTCGTCGGTCTGCACTCGCACCGTCAACGTGCCACCCGAGCCCGTCGTCACGTGCAGACCAGCCCACAACGTCTGTGTGAGCGTCGGCCCTGTGAGCGCGACAGCGGTGCCCGACGCGGTCGTCGAACGTGTCGCAATCGGATGCAGCACGACACCCATCGCGAACACCGAATCGTTCGCAATGTGGATGCCGAACTTCGCGAGCCCGGCCGCTTCGCCGTCAGGGCCGACCGTCATCTGGTCGAGCGGGCCCCGCATGAAGCAACACGGATCACCAGCCGTCAACGTCGCACCCGGCGCGATCGGCGCCATAGACATGAGCGTCGACGTGCCGCCGTCGCCGGTGCTGATCTTCTCGAAGGTTCCGCCGACCGCATAGTCGGCAAACCCTTCGGCGGACAGCTCGCCGTTCCGCATGCCCGGCGCATATGAGCGGAACCCGCCGGTACCGCACACCGTCCCATCCAGCATCTCGACCGTGACCTGTGAGGAGACTTTGTTCGTGAACGGTGACGCGTCGAGGTCACCGATGAGAACAGACGCGTTCGTGAATGCCTGGACAGCCATCAGCTACTCCCGTGCCGCGCGTAGACCTCAACCGACATCTCGTGCCCGAGATAGGACACGCCAGCGATGACGATCTCCTTCAACCCTGACGTTTCCCGCCACACGACCGACTCCGATTCGCCGCCAAGCGTCACGTCCGTCGTCACCGCGTTCGGCAGGTCGTAAGACAGCAGCTCGTCGAGCGCGCGTTGCGCGCGTGCCACGTCGGGCAACTTCGACACGATCACCGCCACAATCAGATTCACCTTCGAGATGTGGGAGACGTTGAACGTCACGTGAGGTTCGATGTACGGCTCGCCCGACACGATGCACACCGCGGGGAAGTTCGGCGTGTCCGGCCATTCGGCGTAGACGTTCACACCGTTGACGGCTGACAGGTTCGCCTCGAGCCCGGCGCGTATGTCGCTGAGGTTCACGCCAACGCGCCGACCGAGGC